GTGTATGTGATTTTGGATGCGTGGGCAGTCTGGGCTTGAGCGTGACGCCAAGGGGCGGATGAAGCCGAAGCTGACGCCTGCGGAGCGGGAGGCTGTGAGGAGTGGTTTCCCGCATTTGGGGTTGGCGGAGGTATCGCGGCGGTTCGGGATCAGCCGGACGTATGCGTACTATTTGCGGACCGGGGCACGGGGCAGTGGGAAGTTGCCGGTGTCGTTGCGGTATACGGTTGGCGAGGTAGGTCCGCTGGCCTCGGCCGAGTTGGCGATGAAGTTCCTGGCGCGGGGAACGCCGTTGTTGAGGAACACGCTCTTGCGGGCGGCCGAGATTGCCGAGCGTGGGGTGGGCGAGACGAGTCTGGACGAGCCGGTAGAGGAGAGATGGAATGCAGTGGAAGCGCGAGTCTGGGAGCGAGAAGGAAAGGGTGGTGCCGACGTTCAACATCCCCGTTCCCGAGAAGGTTCAAGTTCCTCCAGTGTTCAGCATTCCTCCCTCGGGCACGATGGAGATGGTCGATCTCGGCAAGGAGATGGAGAGCACGTCCTTCACGATGGTGGTCGAGCAGCCCGTGGAGAGGGTAGAGGCCCCGGTGGTGGCCGAGCCGCTGAAGCAGGAGGAGGTTCAGGTTCTATCCGACCATCTCGACGACCGGCTGGGGGAACTGCGGGCGCTGTTCCGGGCGTCGAAGCAGGAGGCACGCTTCGTCGGCGGGCTCGACAAGAGGCAGCTGGGGACTTTCTATTTGATCGACTGCCAGAAGGCTAAGGACATCTTCGGAGGACAGCCATGACTGTGATGAACGCCCTGATCCAAACCGCCCGCGCCTTTCAAGCAGAAGATTTGGAGTTGCCTCGCGTGGAGATTTCGGAGGAGATGGGTATGCGGCTCTTGAACGAGTTCAATCAGATGCAGCACGTTCCTTCCAAGAATCACGATACCAGATTTCCGCGATCTGCCCAAGTGAATGGGATGAACGTGTCATGGTGAGAATCATCCTGTTGGCGAGCCTCTTGCTCTTGCTCGATGGTTCAGCCTTCGCCCAGCAATGCCAGCAGACCCAGTGCTACTGGGTGCAGAACGTCCAGTATTGCAGTTGCGTGTACTCCGGCCCCGTGGAAGATCGCGTGCCATGGACCGCCGTGCTCGATGCGTGGAGCCCGTACAGGAATCCATACCTCACCCCGTACTACGTGCCCTACACGAACCCCTACCGATGACTCCAAGAGAAGCCCTCATCGAGATCCTCGAACTGGAATGCGAGCATGAGGGCGAGCACGACATCCTTCTTCCAGACAGGATCATCATAGCTTTGGAGAACCGGGGCTTCATGATCGTCGAGTATCACAGGCTGGTGCCCGAAGTCGGCCATGCGTAACGTCATCACGCCTGCCATGCACCGCGCGGCGCAGCCGGTCGTGCTGACCGAAGCGCAGAAGAAGCAGTGGGAAGACGCCCAGCAGAAACTGCAGGCCGAGGTGTTGGGACGCCGCCAGAAGATCGAGGAGAACCTTGCTGCTGCTTTCGACGGATTGAGCGAGAACCGTCGCAGGTTCATCCGCATGATGGTTGCTCTCAGGCTTCCGCAGAAGGCGATGACTGTCAGTGAGATGCAGGACTGGCTCGACGAGCAGTGCATTGGGGTGGCCCGCTACATGCAGACCGGCCGCATCCAGTGAGCCTGGTAAAATACGATTACAGCCTGCTGGGCAAGAGCGAGGAGAGCCTTCCTCTCGTAAAAGTCTTTCGCCAGTTCATCCGCAACTTCACGATTGATTCAAAGGAAACCGGCGTCGGGCCGCTCAAGCTCTACAACTCCCAGAAGCTGATGCTGGAGCAGATCGCCAACGGCATCAGGGACAACAAGAGACACTTCACGATCCTGAAGGGACGGCAGTTGGGCATCTCCACCTTCTGCCTCGCCCTCGATATTTTCTGGATCATCATGTACCCCGGAACCCAGGGGGCGGTGGTATTGGACGACGAGGGCAACCGTGACCAGTTCAAGAACATCATCACGCGCTACATGGATAACCTTCCGCGCGAGCTTAAGGTCAGGGTCCGTTCCCACAACCGTAATATGCTCTCGCTCGCCAACGGTTCAGTCCTTCATTACCTCATTGCCGGAACCAAGAAGAAAGGCTCTTTTGGCCAGGGTCGAGGACTTAATTTCGTCCACGCCACGGAACTCTCGCGCTATGGCGATGCCGAAGCATGGGCGTCGTTCGTCAGCGCGCTGGCCGAGGAAAACGAAAACCGCCTCTACCTCTACGAATCGACGGCCCGTGGCTACAACCTGTTCTACGAGATCTGGGAAGAAGCGGTAGACTCGTCCGAGAAGGTCGCCCTGTTCCTCGGCTGGTGGACCAAGGAAACGTACCGGGTAAAGCGCGACAGCCGACTCTACAAATCCCTGATGCAGGCCGACTACTCGGTCGAGGAAAACGAGAAGATCGCCAAAGTCAAAGACATCTACGGAGTCGAGATCGACGACGAACAGGTCGCGTGGTATCGCGCCAAGTCGCGCGAGTTGATGTCGGGAGACATGGGCTACGTCGAGCAGGAGTTCCCGTGGACCGCCGACGACGCCTTCAGACTCACAGGAAAGCTGTTCTTCCCGTTCAAGAACGTGAACCTGCTTCTTCGCAGGGCGCAGGACATCCCGTTTCGGGGTTATAAATATCATACCGCCGATACGTTCGATACTTTGCAGACCGAGCAGGTCAGGACCATCAAGGAGGTAGAACTTCGTGTCTGGGAAGAACCATCACAGTTCGGGACTTATTCCGTCGGAGCCGATCCCGCCTATGGAACGAGCATCGATGATAACACTTGGAAGGACCGATTTGCGATTACAGTCCTTCGCGGCTACGCCGACAAGGTCGTACAGGTTGCAGAGTACGCAGCCGACAATATCAGCCCCAACAAGTTCGCCTGGGTCATCGCCCACATCTGCGGCTGGTATCGGAACACCCGCCTCGTCCTTGAACTCAATGGCCCCGGCGCGGCTACTCTTACGGAACTGAAGCACATCCAGCGTGAATTGCAGATGGGCCACATGGCCGCGAGAGCACGCGAGTTGGGCATCGACAAGACCCTGCAGCACATGAACCACTATCTCTATCACCGCCAGGATTCGCTCGGGACAGGTTACGCCCTGCAGTTCAAGTCGAGCCCCGAGCACAAGGGTACCCTGATGCGTCGCGCCAAGGATGCGCTCTTGTTGAACTCGGCCGACCTCCGCTCCGTTCCCATGCTGCAGGAGATGAGCAAGATCGTCGAGCAGGATGGTTTTATCGGAGCAGAGGGACGGGCCAAGGACGACCGCACCATCGCCTACGCCCTTGCCTACAGGGGCTACGACGACTGGCTGCGCGCAAGTCTTTCTGCGGAGAAGGCAACCTTCGCAGCGGTGAGACAGCGGGAAAAACTCGCGGCCGAGAAGGGCAAGACGGCAACCTTTGCCTCGCATATCCTCGCCGATCATTTCAGAAGGGCCGAACTCGACAAGGTGTCTGGTCCTCCGCCCGGTCAATGGGGTTTCGAGATCAAGGAAAAGACGAGGGCGATGTAATGCCGTGGTCCCGCAAACTGGAATGCCCCGATTGCACCAACGTGTGGACCGTGCTGCTGATGCGTCGGACCGACCGTAACCCTCCGTGTCCCGTCTGTTCGGGCAAGCCCGTCGCGCAACTCGCGGCTCCCAACGTCGGACGCAACGCGCAGCCTTCCACGGCAATGGAGATACCCAGCAACAAGACCAAGGCCATCGACATGGCGATGCGGGTGATTTCCGAGGACAACCACGGCGCCAACATGCGCTCCTCGATCAAGGAGGGGGAAACCGCAGCGATTCCCATCCCGGTCAATCCACGGGAATCTGCCCAATGGGGTTCGGGACCGGCCGCAAGTTACAGTGCGGCCATGCAGATGGCCTCGCAGGACCCCAACCGGGGACAGGGCGGACTTTTAGACAAGCTCGCCGACAAACGGGTCGGCCACATGAGGCCAGTGGATAGACCGGCCAAACCCGCGTAGAGTGGGTTTCGTGAAGCTACCGTCAGCCGAGAAAGAACTTCTCTCCTTCGCGCAGGACACCGCGAAGCAATGCCTTGGCTCCCAGGTGGAACGGGTCAACCAGTACGCGACATGGCGTTCCTACATGTTTGCCGGCACCGAGGACCCCAGCAGGCCCAGTATCTACAACCGCTGCGGCCCCCATATCGACCGCCTCGCATCGTTCCTGTTCTCTCCCTCCGATGTCCGTATGCTGGTCGAGTTCGGACGGCGCGTGGAACAAGCCTGGAAAGACCGCGCCAACTACATCTCCGAAGTCCTGACCGAGGAGTTCCACGGAACGGGATCGGACCTGGTATTCGGTGAAGGGGTGCCGTGGGCGCTCGCCTACGGTTCGGCGTTCGTGAAGCTGCTGTGGAACACCGAGAAGGGCATCGACACCCATCTCGTCATGCCGAGCCAGATGGGCGTGTGGGAAGAAAACATCCTCGGATTGGACAGACAGGAAGCCATCACTCACGTCAGCTACATCTCCCGAAAAGCATTGGCTCGACGGGTCAGGGGCCACAAGAACGAACAAACCATCATGGACATGGCGCATCAGTCGGTGAAGGACCGCACCGATGACGACGTGGACTCCATGCTCCATCAGGTGGTGATCGGCGGAACACAGCCTATTACCCAGGGGGGAGTGACCAACACGGTCGGCGTGGTCGATGTCTTCAACGTCGCGCCTGCGCCGTATCTTCCCCCGGAAGTCGTTTCCGAACTGGTGAAGTTCACGGAAGTCTGGGTTTTGGACGATGACCGCCAGGACTGGACGACCCTGCAGTTCGTCGAACCCGGCATCCTGATCGAGCCCAGTGGACAGAAACGCAACCTGTTCCTGCCGCAAAGACAGCCCTTTCAGATGATCCAGCCCAATCCGCAACACGGATACTTCTGGGGCCGCTCGGAACTCTCGGACCTTTGGCGACTTCAGGACGTAATCACCCAGAGACTGGACGACATCACCCACATCACGCGGCTGCGGGCGCATCCGCCGAGGGCGTTGATCGGCTTCCAGGGGATTTCCGATGAAAGCAAGACCGCGATGGGTGCCCTCGACGGGCTGCTCATTGAGTCCTCGCCCAATGCCAAGATCGAGAACCTGGCTCCTGAAATGCCGCAGGACGCCTACGAACAGCTACAGAAGACGGTGGAGTTCTTCGACGACGTGGCCGGTTTCTCAGCCCTGATGCAGGGCCAGGGAGAACCCGGTGTTCGTGCAGGTATGCACGCCCAGACCCTGCAGCGCAGTGCTTCTGCAAGAATGCGGGACAAGGCGCTGCTGCTTGAACGGCAGGCTGGCGATTTCGGAGATGCCTTCCTTGAATTGCTGATGGCCAAGGAGGAAGGGGCGATTGCCCAGGGAGAGGAGGGCAAGGAATGGATGCTTTCCCAGATGCCGGCCGAACGGCGAGTGACTATCGACAGCCATAGTGCGAGTCCTGCCTTTGCCAGCGACTCGACGCAGCTTGCCTTCGGGCTTGCCAAGGCGGGGGCTCTGACCCCTGAAGGTCTGCTGCTCTTGACGCACCCCCCTCAGATGCAGACACTATTGAAGATGCTGAAGGACAAGGAAGCCGCGCAGCAGAAGCTGTTCCAGGAACATCCCGAGTTGCTCCAGAAGGCCATGGGAAAGAAGCGATGACACCGATCCAGATGTTGAAAGCAGGGATCTTCACCAAGGGCTCCAGCAAGCCCTACGGCCCCGCTGCGAAGTTCGACAGAAAACCGGCGCAGACCAAGGACTCGATCCCCAACGGGTACACTTGCCGCCGATTGAATCAGAAGGGCTGACTGTCTCCGCAAGGAGGAGGGAACCTCGGGGGCTTCGGCCCCCTCTTTTTTGCGGCAAGTCTTTTTTAGAAACTCTCTTGCGCACTAGCCCTAGTCGGCTATAGGGTTGTTTCACGCAACCTGAAAGGGTTGCTGCTCGACAGATTTCCTGTCGTGACCCAACCCCGTAACTGGGCAGCAAGGGAGAGTGTCATGCGCAAGCGTCGTGGCAAGCGCGGTCGTCGGAAGTAATTCCTAGTGCCGCTACAGGTTCCTCTTTCGCCAGGTGCGTCCCCTCCGGTCGGGGGAGCACCTGTGTCTTCCCCAAGTCAGTCTCCTGGTTCGGAGGCGGCAGCCTTGGCGAAAGTTGGAACTGCCGTGAAGGTTCTGCAGGACGCCTTTCAAGGGGTAGACCCCGGCTCCGATGCCGGTCAGGCCATTCTTACCGCCATCAAGTCTCTTTCCAAGGTCGCACCCGTCGCCAAGGCCGCGCCCGGCATCGGCAACGAAGCGTTGCGCAACATTTCTACTCAAGCCCGTCAGCAGGCTCCCTTGGAGATGCTGCTTCGCCAACAGGCCGCCGGTGGCGGTCAACCCGGAGGCGCGGGTCCGCCCGCGTAATCACCATGGCAACCAGCACTTTCCCCGGCCCGAAGTACAACAAGGTCATCGAGAACGACAAGCAGATCGTCCAGGTCGATCTCAACAACGCCGATTGGGGGGGCCGCAAGGTCTCGACCAACCAGTCGGTCAAGAACGACGTGACCACGATCAAGCACACCAAGAGCGAGGGCTAAGATGGCGACCGAAGCCGAAATGGCGCTGGCCCTCCACAACCAGCTTCTGAACGACCCCAAGACCCGCAAGAGCTATCTCAAGCAGATCAAGGAGAAGTTCCCGACCACGGCGATCCCCGAGATCGACGCCGCCGCTCCGGTCGAGAACGACATGGCCGAACTCAAGGCCGAAC